TAGGTAAATATTTGCCATGTTCTCTTATGGAAAATAACAAGTATTTTATTTTGGAATGTTCTTAGCGGATTTTGTCTCCAATAATATTTAATTTCTCTATATCTATTGTGGCGCTCTTCTGAGTAAGTATAAGAATCAGGAGTGGGATTAAATGGTATTACAAGAAAGCGTTTAGGAGTTTCTAATTCTAAAAAGTGATTTTGTCCAAAAGTCCAAGGTTGATAGAAAGCGAAGATACCTTTAAAGGATGAGTATGGAGCAATTACAATTGGAAGTGTACTAGTATATTCATTAAAAACCTCATGTACATCTCCTATATCCGTTTTGACTTGAATTGATTTATTGATAAGCTCGCCGTTATTGCTACTATATTCTTGTAATTCTTTTTCGGTGATTGTAAGACCGGTAATAATAGCGGGAGTTTGAGATTCGTTTATAATGCTTATTTCTACAAACATTATTTGCTTCTCTTGCCCGTTTGGAGAAAATCCTTTACTGTAATAGACCTTTTTTGTTGCAATTCCTAGACGGTATAATTGACGATAATGGCTTATTACAAATAGAGCAATTGATAGGGATATTGAAATAATGGATAGCACTAAAGATAACATATATTCTCCAATCGTTTTTATTTATATTATATCAAATTTAGAAAGGGGTGAGGAGTAGTGCAAAAAATGACATTAAAAACACTGAGAACGTTGAAAAATTGGCGGCAGAGTGATGCGGCAGAAGCGCTCAATGTGTCGGTCGATACTTGGGGGCATTGGGAACGCGGGGAGACAGAGCCTAGTGTTTCCAAAGCGTATCAGATAGCTAATATTTTTGGTGTATCAGTAGACGATATTATTTTTTTACCAGATATTGCGGTTTAAACGCAATCAGAAAGGAATACACACGGAACACAAGTATATTGAACATTACATTGACTTGGACAACTTATCAGCGACAGTTATAACAAAAAGCCCCTCTGGAACGGCAATTCCATTGAGGGACTAAACAAAAATATGTATGAGGTAATTATACCATGAAAACAGTAAAAAAGAAATGGGAACCACGCATTATAAACATAATGGCGGATGGCTCTGTTATCGAAGACTTGACCGGCTATGTTATTCCAGCAGGTCACACTTATTACAACGTCATCAAAGGCATCTATACAGAAAGGATTTAATCAATGAGGTTGATTGACAGAATTAAAAATTACTTTTTCACGGAAGAACCAGAGGTTCTCACTCTGCCAGATGAATCCGAGCGTTGGCGCTCGTTGGCAATCGAATTAAACGACGACTTGATAGAGACTCGAAAAGCGTACAGAAACCTTTTTGATAAATGGGAACGTCAAGGCAGATTGCTAAAACTCTATCAAGAGTTATTGGCTGTAAAGGAGAAATAGTATGAGCTATGCAGTACATAATCAGGAATACGCACGAGAACTATCTGCAGATGAGCAATCATTCTGCTCAAAACTCTGAACTTAGTTTACAAGCCAAAGGGTTGTTACTGGTACTAATGTCTAATAAAGATACATGGCGACCGTACATCGATGAGCTTTCTAAGCGCTCAAGGAACGGGCGCGATGCTCATAGGGCGGCCTTTGATGAGCTGAAAGAGGCTGGCTATATTCGTATCTATCGCAAAAGTTTTGGCCGTGGCAAAGGTATCCAGAACTTTCCCTTAGTACAAGATGTCCCGATATCCGATAGCTATTGGGAGTATTGGATAAACAATCTTGAAAGAGAGTTATCCACAGGTAATATTGATGAATGATTTACAACTTACGGATTTTACAAAGTTGAAAAGTTCAAAAGTTGAAGTTTACAAAGTTGAAAAGTTCAAAAGTTGAAGAATCCGACACTAATAATAACTAATAAATAATAATAACTAATTTAATAATAATCTAAGCCTTACGGCACTAACTTAGTAATAAATACTAACCTAAAACAAACTAGTAGTCCTCATAAATAATATATAGGGGATTCTATAAAATTATCCACAGGAGAAAAAAATATGTTTAAAGCACAACGAAAACTTGACCAAGTAAAACAACTTCAGAAAGAAATGCACGATTTCAGCCTTGCTTTTTTGCTCAGCCAGGAAATAGGCCTTTTCCCAGAAAACGAAATTGCCAAAGCGAAGGCTCAGGCGATGCATGATGCGAGCCATCTTTTGGACGATGTCCTAAAAGGCAAATCGGTTGACGAAGCGACAGCTCGCTTGAAGAAGACTATGGTCAAAGAGGTAGAAGAAACGAAGGAAGAGGTAAAAGAAGATGACGAGAGTTGAGCTTGAAAATCGGGTGTGGCTGTTGGCCAACCATGAAGAAAAAAATGAATTATTGGATCTAGGTTTAGAATGCAAGGCTAGATATGTGAAGCGAGTCCTCGAGCTCGGGAAGGTGTATGCTCATGTTTAATTACGACAGAGACATGATGCAGCCACCAGTCGAGAAGCCAGAACGCCCTGATCCGGACAATTGGGTCTGGAATGGCAGTAGCTGGGTCTATGTGGGAGACGAGGTATGAAGCTAATCGAAGAAGAAATCGCCGAATGGCGCAGAGCTTACGCTCATTTAGGCGAGGAGCTCGGTCAGATCATCGACGAGCAACAGGATACAATCCTAGCGCTACGACGCGAAAACAAGCGCCTGAAGCGCGAGAAATGGAATCTGAAGAAGACGAAAGGAAGAAGAAAATGACGAACGAATTGACACAGAAGCAAGTTACATCAAATGTTGCGACACGAATTGAAGCGATGAAGGGGGAAGGGCTCCTGATTGCTCCAAATTATAGCGTGAGTAACGCTCTGAGCTCAGCATACTATGCACTAAAAAACTCCAGCAACGGGAATCTACTACAACAATGTACACAAGATAGCATTTATAACGCATTGTTAGAAATGGTAACCCAAGGACTAAGTCCGGCTAAAAAGCAATGTTACTTTATCAAATACGGCTCTGACGTTCAATTGAGAATGTCTTATTTTGGAACCATTAAAGTCACTAAGGATTTGCAAGAGGTGAAAGACGTCACTGCGAATGTTGTTTACGAAGGGGATACGCTAGAGGTAGCGGTTGAAAATGGGCGTAAGAAGTTAGTCAAACATGAGACAGATTGGCGGAACGCGGATAATCCAATAATTGCCGCGTATTGCATCATCACTCGCACGGATGGAGAAGAGTTTCTGGAAGTCATGACTAAAAAACAAATTGATAAGTCTTGGTCTAAGGCTAAAACAAAGAATGTCCAAATCGATTTTCCTGACCAGATGGCTATGAGGACGGTTATCAATCGCGCAGCCAAAATGTTTATCAATACAAGCAATGACAGCGACTTGTTTGCTGGAGCCATCAACAGCACGATTGCTGACGAGTACGAAGACGGCAGACAAACAAAAGATGTTACACCAGAACAGCCAGCGGAGACATTGGACAGTGTCCTAGGAACGCAAGCCGGTTCCGAAGCAGAAAAATCTCAAGAAAAAGAGGTCATCAACCAAGAGTTGACAGTCCAAGACGCAAACCTCTCAAGTGAAGAAGTTCCGAATTTCGATGGAGAAACAGGTGAAGTAATCGACCAAGAGCCAGAAACTGGCCAGATGGATATGCTAGAAGGAGAGGATTTCTAAAATGACTGAAGAATTAAAAGATGTAACAGATAGTCTGGAACTTGTACCCGTTTCAGAGTTACAAGTCGGATTTAACTTAAAAGCAGCTGAAATCGAAATCCAAGGCAAAGAAGTTCTGGAGCAAGCATTGGCAGCCTATCAAAAGAAATACGCTGGCTACGTTGTGACAGAAGAGACCTTGTCAGACGATACCAAGGTCAAGGACGAGCTAGGGCGAGTGCAACGCCAAATTGAACAAGAGCTCAAAGAACAACTCAAGGACTACTCTAAGCCACTTGATGAAGTGAAAATTTGGGTGAATAGTATATTAGACCCTATCAAAATTTTGCAGGCTGACATTAAAAATCAGATTAAAGAGTTTGAAGAGAGAGCGACAGAAGCCCGCAAAGAAACTGTCAAAGAAGCCTTTGAAGCCGCAATCGCAGAAAGCGAAACAGACCTTGACATTAAACTATTTGCCATCTACTTTGATGATCTCAGCAAGAAAAAGTGTTTTATGGCCGATAATGTGCGAATCAATCAAGCAACCTCTAAGATGATTGTTGATTTGGTCGCAGAAGAAGTGGTTAAGAAGCAACAACGTGAGAGCGGACTTATCAAAATTACCGAAGCAGCCGCTAAAGCTGGATTTGGCCCCGCTATCTATATTCGAGAATATGAGGGAGGGGCAAAGCTAGCTGATATTTTGCAAGTAATCCTTGATGATAAAGAGCTGGCCGACCGCACAAAAGCAGAAGCGAAGCTAAAACAACGAATCGAAGAAATGGCAGCTATCGCAGAAGACAAAGGTTTGAATCCTGAAAAATATGTTGATTTGCTCAATGAAGGTCGCTCTGCTCTGGACGTTATCAATATTTTGCACGCAGATGCAGATGAGCTTAGACAAGCGCAAGCTGAAGCGGAACAAAACAATCAGAATCAATCCTATGCCCAAAATCAATCCGAATTTAAGCGTGAAACAGTTTCAGAGGGTAATTATACCGCTGAACAAGACAAGGGGCTTAAAACGCAAAATACTGCTTCTGATGATGTAGCTAAAAAATATGGTTACAAATTTACTGTGGATTTGATTTTCCCAGCGGAGAACGCAAAGGAAATCAAAGAGCAGTTCAAAGAATGGCTTAATTCTCACGGCGTTCGTTTTGAACCAAAATCAAAATCTGTGAAGGTAGAAATAAAATGACATTAGATTTACTTGGGAAAGATTACTACTCAGCAGCTTCTGCACGTCGCTACTGGTCTATCTCACAATATAAGCGGTTTAGAGAGTGTGAAGCACGGGCGTTGGCGGAGCTGGAAGGAGAATGGGAAGACCAACGAGACAATACAGCTCTCTTGGTCGGGAATATGGTTCATAGTTACTTTGAGAGCCAAGAAGCCCACGAGAAATTTATAGCCGACAATGCGGAAGCTATGATTTCCAAAGCAGGCAAGACTAAAGGACAACTCAAATCTGACTTTCTGGTTGGCCAGCGCATGATTAATCGACTAGAAGCTGATAAGCAATTTATGGAATATTATACTGGTCAGAAAGAAGTTGCAGTAACCGGTACTTTCGAGGGTGTCGAGTTCAAGGGCAAGATTGACTGCCTCAACATTGAACGAGGTTATTTTGTGGATATTAAGACCACAAAATCAGACATTGATAGCACGATATGGGTTCAGGACGAAGCAAGCGGGCGAAATATTCAGGTTCGCTGGTTCGAAGCTTGGGGCTATGTCTTGCAGATGGCAGCTTACAAGAAGATGTTAGAAGCACAGTACAATCGAAAGTTTGTCCCGATTATTTACGCCGTGACCAAAGAGGCAGCACCAGATACACGGGCTATTGTGTTTCAGTCGCAAGAAAAGCTGGATTACGAGCTAGCAGAGCTGTATATGCTCATCCAGCGTCTTGACAAGGTCAAGCGGGGCGAAGAGAAGGCGAAGCCGTGCGGTCATTGCGAATACTGCAAAACGAAAGCGTTGAGTCAGCGTGTGGAGGTGGTCTGATGATCTATCTCTACGAAAACCACCTTGGCGGCTGGTACTTCAGACGAAGAAATCCAGCGAGCGACTGGACTGAAAGTGACTTTTAAATTTGAGAAAGTGAGAGAAAACTATGGTAATTGCAATGAATGAGTTGAAAAATCTTCAAGAGCGAAGTTCGATACAAAAATGTGTCAGCGATGCGGAAAAGAGGATCGATAAACGGATTGAGATGACGGTTTTGGATGACAACGAGACGTACAAAGGTTTTTCAGTCGTAGTCGGTGTCCCTAATACTACGTCTTGGTCGGGACGAGGGCCGCTATTTTTGACGAATCTAGTAGGAAGTAGCATAGAAGTAACAAACCAAATTGTGCAACAACTAAGGATAAAATACGAAGAAGCTGGTTATGATGTGTCAGGGCCGAAGCGGATTGATATTGGTATGCACGAAACCGCTCCGGGCATCCATATTGTGATACCTAATCAATTATCAGAATAAAAAACAACGTGCCGTGAACCACGTAAAAAGCGAACTAGAAACGTCAATCGGTCGTGTGACCGTTTGGGCGAATGGAGCGACCGCCCGTATTTAGCCAAATTCACAAAATGGCAGTCGCTGTTTTTTTGAAAATAAAGGAATGAAATTTTTAGATTTATTCGCGGGTATCGGCGGTTTTCGTCTTGGGATGGAAGCGGCCGGCCATGAATGCGTAGGCTTTTGTGAAATAGACAAGTTTGCTAGAGCTAGTTATAAAGCTATTCACGATACGAAAGGAGAAATTGAATTACATGACATCACAGCAGTATCAGACGACACTGTTCGAGGAATTGGACACGTTGACATTATCTGCGGAGGATTTCCGTGCCAGGCTTTCAGCATTGCGGGAAAGCGGAAAGGATTTGAAGATACTAGAGGAACTCTGTTTTTTGAAATTGCACGGTTCGCATCTATTCTCAAACCTCGCTTGCTATTCCTTGAGAACGTCAAAGGACTCCTCAACCACAATGGGGGGGATACGTTCGAGACCATACTCTCAGCATTGGATGAACTGGGGTATGACGCTGAATGGCAAGTGCTTAACAGCAAAAACTTTGGAGTCCCCCAAAATCGGGAGCGTGTGTTCATTATCGGACATCTTAGAGGAAGAAGTACCAGAACAATATTTCCTCTCAGCGGAAATGACAAAGCGACTGATTGCAAACAACCAAAAATCAAAAAAGTAGGAAATATTCGTAAAAAAGGCAAATCACAAAGTGGTGATGTTGTCTCAACAGATTCACTCGCCCCGACGCTATGTAGTACGACCACTCAAAAAGACCCTTTGAAAGTGGCGATACCAGTCTTAACTCCAGATCGTCTCGAAAAGAGACAAAATGGTCGCAGATTTAAAGAGGACGGAGAGCCTATGTTTACCTTGACCAGTCAAGACAGGCACGGGATTGTGGTTGCAGGGAAATTGCCAGGTAATCACGACCAAAACTCAAGAGTGTACAACCCCAGAGGTCTCGCGCCAACTCTTTCAACCATGCAAGGAAGAGGGCAAGAACCAAAGATTATTCAAAAGGCAAGGGGATTTAATAAAGGCGCTCAGCACAGCATAGCACCTACTCTGACCAGCAATAGCTATCAAGAGAATAACTTGGTCAAAGTTTTAGACTTTTACAACAAAATCACAAAAGATGAGGTTGGAACATTAACATCAAGTGGGGGAGGTAGCACTGTTCGAGCTGGAAGTTTTGGAATAACCGATGGCTATCGTATTCGCAAGCTAACACCTCGTGAGTGTTGGAGATTACAAGGATTTCCAGACTGGGCGTTTGATAAAGCACAAGAGGTCAATTCTAACAGTCAATTATATAAGCAAGCAGGCAATAGCGTGACAGTCAACGTCATCGCTGAAATAGCAAAAGAATTGAAATGAAAGGAAGCAACAAATGCAAAACAAAATCGACATTCCAGGCACAACCATCAGCCTTGAAATTGTAGACAAGATTATTACAGTAACAAATAAGATTAAGTATGATATCCAGATGCAATTTAAGAATCAGGATGCTGAACCGTCCCTTGATGAGAGCGGGGACATCTTTGAGCCACTTTATTGGTTAGATGTGAAGGCAATCCCGAAAGAACCGACAGAATACCATTCAAGTTTAGGCGTCAAAGCTGAAAAACGAAACTTAGCCGAACTTCAAAAGTTCTTTGAATTTATCGAAAACAACAAGCAAAACCTCTTTGACTTATGCGGTTTTAGAGGGGAGCTTGAATGAGCAATCTGACACTATCATTAGACATTTCAACTACTGCGACAGGATGGGCCGTATTTCACGGCTCTAACCTTGTCCAGAGTGGTGTCTTAAAACATAAAAGCAAGTCATACTTTGAACGTGGGCGCTTCATGGCCAGCGAACTGCGAGCGGTCCAATCACGAGCCTTACAAAAATACGATTGTCCTTTTGAGACAATCGTAGTTGAGAAGAACTCGGTTATGGGACCAAATCAACAGTCTATGATCAGCATTGGAATTGTGACAGGCATCATCCTTGGCCGGCTGATTGCTGATAATGTATTCTTCGTCAATGTTTCGACTTGGCGCAAGTATTGGAAATTTAGCTACAAAGACCGCAGCAAGAAATCAATGAAGCTGCAGGCAGTTGCTAAAGTGTCCGATGAATTCGACCTGAACGTCAAAGACGATGAAGCTGACGCAATCCTGATCGGCTCTTATTTTGTCAATTATGGTCAGGATTTTGGAGGGCTGGAAAGCCATAAGATAAGCTGAGGAGGATGCAGATTGAAAAGATTTATAGCAATCCTGATTGTGTTTTCTGCCGGATTGAATGTCTGGCAGAGTGCCCGTATAAAAGAGCTGGAGCAGAGGCAGCACGTCGTTATCCACAAGGTTGACAATGCCGGCGCAGAAATGCCCGGCAGAATCACTAATAAGGAAATCATAGAGGGGCGGTACACAGTGACCGCTGGAGTGTACGGCAAATTCCTTGTGACCAAAGAACAGTACGACAGTTTGAATGTAGGGGATGAAATCCCTGATTATTTGAGAGGAACAGGAAGATGAAAAAAATAGGAATTATTTTAGGAACGGTATTTGTAATCGTTGTATCGCCGTTCGTTGTTCAGTACGGATGGAATGAAATTATCACAACGATCGTTCCAGTTGGTAAAATTACAGTCTGGCAAGCATTAGGGATGGATGCACTACTATCTTTCATCTGGCCTGTGCTGTCTAGTAAAAAAGAATCTGAAGAGGATTATTCATATGCTGTAAAGAGCAGCATTTCAAAAATCATTGTATGTGCATTTTTGATATGGTTAGCTAGTTTGTTTATTTAAGGAGCATTTGTAGACTGAAATATTTGAAGAAAAGAGGTAATTAAGATGACCAAAACTATTGAAATCCCAGATTGGTTCTCCATGTGGGGCAGCAAAGATGAGCGTTATGGCTCACTAGAAGAACTGAAAGAGTTGTTACTCTATAAGCGTATTGTGAAGTGGGACAAGGACCACCTAGAACTTGAGGACGGGACAAAGGTCACTATTGAAATGTCAGAAAGTGATTGCTGTGCCTCAGCAGGTGGAGAGTTCAAGAATGTCACACTAGACGCAGTCATTACTGATGTAAAAATCGGAGAACCCACAAAATTCGACAATGGCGACGGAACCACTTGTGAGAATACGGTCACTATTTACCACAATCAAAATCCAATAGCTTTGGCAGAATGTGAGGCTGATGATGGCAATGGTGGCTATTACTACAGTGTAGGGTCGCTAGTTATTGGTAAAATCCACTTTCCAGTAGTAGAGGCGTAGGAGGAAGTTATTATGACAGAAACTCAAGAGCCTTGCTTGGCAAAAATAGGTAAATATTGGGAAAGAGTCGATTTTATTGGAGTATTTCAATATTCTTATACTCATGGAGATAGCCCAATGGTTGGTGGTTATAAAGCTGGACAGGTTTCATATCCAGTTGCAGTTGTTCGTTTTGGTGGTAAATTGTATCAGTTAAAACTTGATGAAATTGACTTTTGTGAGGTAAAAAATGAGACCTAGAAAATATCCATATTCAGGGAAAAGAAAAAGGCAAGAAAAGCCTTCTGATGTAACTTTACCTGATTTAGTCGTTTTACCTAACGTTTCTTTCAGAAAAGAACTGATCAAACATGTCTACACGGTTACTAGATATCTTAACGACTGTACAATCATTCGTTTCAGAATTCCAAGATTTTTAGGAGCATACGATGAGCAAAAGGTCAAAGTAAAACTTAGCTATGAGGAGACCCTCAAGATACTTAACAGCTACTAAAACAAAAAAGCCAAGACACTCTCTGACTCAGCTAAAATCACAATAAGATTATTATATCATAAAAAGGAGACAGAGAGTGAACAAGGCTAGAGAGCTCTTGAATGAGCTACAAAATCTTGATATGGATATTCAGAGCAGGATTGACGAAATCAATGAGCTTGAGGCAGGCTTGCTCTCAAGCCCCAAGTGGACTGATGTAAAAGTCCAAGGTGGCCAGACAAGAAAAGTTGATGATGTCTACACCCAGCTCATCGTGATGAAAGAAGCGATTGAGCAGGACACCAAGGAAGTTATTAACAGGAAGCTTGAGCTTGGTAGGTTGATTAACAAGCTGAAAAATCCAAAGAGCAGGTCTATTCTCAGGATGACTTACATTACTAAGACCTATATTGAGGATATTTGCGACAATTTGAGAATTAGTAAGGCAACTTATTACAGATTGCGCAAACAGGCCGAGTCTGAGCTAGAAGAAACGATCATAGGTAAAGTGAGCTAAAGTGAGTGAGCATGAAGTCTAAATTCTGCTAGAATGGTAGTATCAAGAATTAAGGGTAAGGCGCCTATGAAGTGTCTGCCCTTTTCTTTTGTCGAAAGGAGGTAGTCCAGTGAGTGGATAAATTAACCCCAAAACAAGAATTGTTTGTCCAAGGGATAATTTCCGGACTATCTCAAAGACAAGCATACAGACAGGCTTACAAGGCTGAAAAAATGACAGATGTCGCAGTTGATGTCCAAGCTTCGAAGTTGTTAAAAAACCCTAAGATTACCCTAAGGTACAGAGAACTACTTAAACAGTTCTCTAACATGTCCTTATGGTCCAGAGAGCAGGCTTTCAATGAGTATGAATGGCTGAAGAACAAGGCCAGAGCCAGCATTGAGCGAGACGGCGTCAGACAAGCAAATTCTAACGCTTTTCTTTCAGCTTTGGATGGCATGAATAGCATGACTTGGAAGGACTTGAAATTGACAGACGAAAAAATCAGACAAGAGATTGAATTGCTCAAAATCAAGATTGAAAGCAATCAAGGTTCTAAGTCTGACACCAGTCTCATGATGGCCCTTTTGGATGCGGTAAAAGGCGGTGACGAAGTTGCGGATTAAGTTTTCAAGAAAACAAGCTGACATCATTCGCAGGCCTTTTAATTATGAGCTAGAAGTCAACGAGGGCACACCTCGAAGCGGTAAGACAACCGCTGGTCATTTTCGCTATGCCAGGTACTTGATTGAGTCGCCCGACGAGAATCATCTCATTGCTGCATACAACCAAGAGCAAGCCTACCGTCTTTTCATTGATGGTGACGGCACAGGTCTAATGCACATCTTCAACGGCAATTGTAAGATCAAGCACGATGAGCACGGAGACCACCTCTTAATTGATACACCAAACGGAGCTAAGCGAGTTTACTACAAAGGAGGCGGTAAAGCCAACAGTGTGGGAGCTATCACTGGTATGTCTCTGGGCTCAGTAGTCTTTTGCGAAATCAACCTGCTGAACATGGATTTTATCCAAGAAGCATTCAGACGGACGTGGGCCGCTAAGCTCAGATATCATCTGGCCGACCTGAACCCTCCAGCTCCTCAGCATCCAGTGATTAAGGACGTATTCGACGTCCAAAATACACGCTGGACACATTGGACCATGGATGACAATCCAATTCTGTCCGAGGAGCGCAAGCAGTCTATTATTCAATCGCTGAAGAAGAACCCTTATCTATACAAGCGGGATGTACTTGGCCAACGTGTCATGCCTCAGGGTGTTATTTACGGCCTATTTGACCTAGAGAGGAACATCAAGGATAGTTTAGTCGGCGAACCTGTAGAAATGTATTTCACGGGCGATGGTGGGCAGTCTGACGCGACCTCAATGTCTTGCAACATTGTTACCAAGCATAGAGAGAACAACAAGACTTTCTTTAGGCTCAACCGTGTAGCCCACTACTACCATAGCGGAGCTGAGACTGGCCAAGTCAAGGCTATGTCTACCTACGCTGTTGAGCTTCGAGCGTTCATCCAGTGGTGTGTAAGCAAGTATCAAATGCGCTATACCGATGTGTGGATTGACCCAGCGTGTAGATCCTTACGAGAGGAATTGCATAAGCTAGGCATCCGGACAAGAGGAGCCTTGAACAATGCCCATGATGTTAGCAGCAAGGCGAAAGGCATTGAGGTAGGGATTGAACGTGGCCAAAATATCATCTCGTCAGGCCAGTTCCTGCTTATCAATCATCAGGAAGAGGAATATGATCATTATCACTTTTTGAAAGAGATTGGTCTATATAGTCGTGACGATAACGGCCGACCGATTGATAAAGATAACCACGCAATGGACGAATTCAGATATAGTGTGAACGTATTCTATAAGCGTTACGCTAATTTTTAGCAATAAGGAGCCGATAAATGGGCATTATTCAATTTGTCAAAAATCTATTTAAGAGAGGACAGTATGCAATGACTACAGAAAGTCTCGCAAGTATCACAGACCATCCTAAAATCGCAGTAACAAGCGCAGAGTATCGTCGAATCAATGAGAACCTAAGATACTACCAGAGCAACATTGAGAAGATAACATACATGAATACTGACGGCATCAAGAAGCAAAGAGAAGCGACTCATTTGCCAATCGCTCGAACTGCAGCCAAGAAGATTGCTAGTCTGGTCTTTAATGAGCAGGCAACAATCAAGTTGGATGATGAACAAGCGGACGCATTCATCCAAGAGACATTGAAGAACGACCGCTTTAACAAGAATTTTGAGCGTTATCTCGAGAGCTGTTTAGCACTGGGCGGTCTTGCTATGCGACCTTATGTAGATAACGGACGAGTGCGAGTGTCATTCATTCAAGCGCCAGTCTTTTTGCCATTGCAATCGAATACGCAAGATGTCTCAAGTGCTGCTATCGTGACTAAAACGATTAAGGCTGCAGGTCAGAAGAACATCTACTACACCTTAATTGAGTTCCATGAGTGGGCCAAGGATGGGAAGTACATCATTTCAAATGAGCTATACAGGTCCGAAAGCTCTGAACAAGTCGGAGGGCGTGTGCCTTTGGCAGAAGTCTATGAGGATCTAGAAGAACAAGTTGAACTTGACGGTCTAACAAGACCGCTTTTTTCTTACCTCAAGCCTCCGGGCATGAACAACAAGGACATCAATTCACCCCTTGGTCTATCTATCTTCGACAATGCCAAAAGCACGATTGATTTCATCAATACCACTTATGATGAGTTTAAGTGGGAAGTCAAGATGGGTCAACGTCGAGTGGCTGTTCCTGAAAATCTGACAGAAACTAGAATGGTTTCTGACAACGGTGATATTAACATCGTCAAGCGTTTTGACGCTGAGCAGAATGTTTACTTGCGCTTATCAAATAGCGACATGGACGGCGGGAATATCACAGACCTCACGACAGCAATCAGGGCGGATGATTACATCAAGACTATCAACGAGGGTCTGAGTCTCTTTGAAATGCTTCTGGGTGTATCGGCTGGAATGTTTACATTCGATGGTCAGAGCTTGAAGACTGCGACAGAAGTTGTCTCAGAGAACTCTGACACTTACCAAATGAGAAACAGTATTGTCAGCTTGGTCGAGCAGTCTTTGAAAGAGTTGATCGTTTCAATCTGTGAGATTGGCAGTCTTTACAGCTTATACAACGGCCCGATTCCACAAATGGAGAAGATTGCAATCAATCTCGATGACGGAGTTTTTACTGACAAAAACAATGAGCTCGACTATTGGACAAAGGCTTTGGCCAGTGGCATTGTCAGCAAGGCTCACGCTATCCAGAAGGCTTTCAACATGTCAGAGGTTGAAGCTAAGAAGATGATTCAGGCAATCAATCAGGAAACGATGGACACGGCCAACAGTCAGCGAAGCCGACAAGACATTGATATTTACGGGGAGTGATTAAATGAACCTATTTGTAAAGATTTTCTCGTTAGCTCCAAACCCTGCCAAGCTCTTTATGGAAAAGTCAGGAACATTGCTAGAGAGGATGTTAAATGAAAGGGAACAAAAGACCACCAATCCAGTTCAATGACGAGCAGTTGCTGCTTCAAGCGAGCAATGTCGCAGACATCTATCATCAATTAGCCTTGGATTTATTTGATAACGTGGTCGAACGTGTGACAGAACGTGGTATTGTCTATCTTGATAAGCAACCATACATCTGGCAACTTGAGAAGATGCAACAGATGCACATGCTCAACGAGGAGAATCTGAAGCTAATCTCTGAATACTCTGGAGTAGCCGAAGAACAACTGCGCTACATTATCGAGAATGAAGGCTTAAAAGTCTACACAAATACCAAGCAGCAGTTGCTTGACGATTTGCGTCAGGGTGGTTCTATCGGCGATACAACACAGATTCAAACTAATTTAGTTAATTATGCGAATCAAGCAATAGATGACTTGCACAATCTTATCAACACCACTCTACCTCAAAGCGTTATTGGAGCATACCAAGGCATCATTCAGCAGTCTGTGGCTCGTGTAGTAACTGGTCTTAGCACAGCCGATCAAGCTGTCAGTGATACGGTCATGGAATGGCAGAAGAAAGGCTTTTACGGCTTTACAGATGTAGGCGGCAGGCGTTGGAAAGCAGATAATTATGCACGATCTGTCATTAAAACGACCATGTTCAGGACTTTTCGGGAGATGCGCACTGCTCCGGCCGAAGAATTGGGGATCGATACTTATTACTATTCCAAGAAAGCGGCAGCTAGGGAGATGTGTGCTCCTTTACAACATCAAATCGTAACTAAAGGGGAAGCCAGAACAGAGGCGGGAGAGAAGATTCTGTCTCTATATGATTATGGCTACGGTACTGCCGGTGGCTGTCTCGGCGTCAACTGTGGTCACATGCTGACACCTTTCATCCCAGGCGCTAACTATAAACCAGATTTAGGGGAAGATGTCGAGAATGTCACACCAGAGCAAGCGATAGAAAATGCCAATGCAGAGGCTAAGCAGAGGGCTCTAGAACGGTCTATCAGAGCGAATAAAGAAAAGCTCCACGTCGCTGAGAAATTAGGCGATAAAGAGCTGATAGACAAGTACAAGAGCAAGATAGGCACGCAGAACGCTGCTTTGAAAGATTATATCGATAAGCACCCATTCCTAAAACGGGATGAAGCAAGGGAGAAATACTATGACGACCCTTACACAAAGGCTAAAAAAGAGGTCAAAATCAGGAAAGAACTTGAGAAACTTGAAAAGCGTAGGGCGGAACAAAATGAAATGCAAGAAAAATTCATTTCGGCCGTCAAAAATGGTATAATTAAGACAGAAATCAATAACGAGCATTTTGAAAACCATATTATAGGTACTAAGGGATATGACAAGTATCTCCAGAAAAATCTTGAAAAAGGAGCACCTCCCCCAAGTTATCTGACGATCACTAAAGAAGAATGTCAGGCGCTTGTAGACAGGTATGCTGGAACAGGGCAATTCAAGTACAATCCTAAATCAAATAAAATGCAAGAAATCATCTCGCAAAATAAACCTATAGGGGCTTATATAGACCCTAGAACTGGTGAAGTAATCGAGAACGCTACTGATTTCCGTATTCATTACAGCAAAACTGGTTCGCATATTGTGCCAACTATCAAAGGGAAAGGAAGCCGTAAATGAGTAAGCAGCTTTGGAACTTTCTACGCTCAAGAGTTCAGGTAGTCAATAGTGATGGCAAAATCATCAAGGGGCTTGTCACAGACTTTGTTGACGAAGTGGATAACGACGAACAAGACGAAATTACTATCCTCATTGACAATCCTAGCCCTGATGAACCTACAGAAGTCTCTCTGTATGAGGACGATATTATTTCAATCCAAGCAATCCCTTAGCGCTTAGTTCAATCTAGGCGCTTTTCTTATACCCAAAATCAAAAAGGAGTAAAGAAATGAAATACAGAAAGAAACCAGTAGTGATCGAGGCGGTCAAGTGGACGGGCGAAAATGTAAAAGAAATCGCTGCTTTTATGGGTATTGAATCTATACCCTACGATTTAAACACTCATGATTTATCCATTATGACTCTTGAAGGGGTAATGGTAGCCAGAGCAGGAGACTACATTATCAAAGGCGTGCAAGGAGAATATTATCCATGCAAGCCAGATATTTTTGCGGAGACATACGAAAAAACGGAGGAATAAAAATGTTAGAAAAAGCAAAACAATTGGCATCACAAGAATTTTCGCGCTTATCAGGTCGTGAAATCAAAACAGAAGACTGCTTTGTAGTTTGGTTTAGCAAGACCCTGCAAAACTGGAAAGCTCTTGTTAGTACGAACGCAATTACATCAAGCGAACCTTGTGGAGATTATGCAGAAATCACGCATAACGGAGACAAGAAAGAGACTTATGTGGATGTTTACGCCAAGGTTTCAAATCGTGCCATTAAAGATTAGGAGGCGATCCAACATCTTGACTAGCAGAAACAGACTGCTATAAACCACTATAAACCGTATGGAATCCCGTACGGTTTTTTGCTTGACTTTATCCGCAGTCGGTAAAGAACGGAAGATAATACCTAATTTTAGGAGGAATTTAAGAATGGCAGAAGACATTCAAACAACTGACCAGTCAGCAAATACTGGAGATAACACTGAGTCTAAAACTCAGGAGCAAGCGACTAAGACCTTTACACAAGAAGAAGTAAACGGGCTTGTGACAAAGGAATCTAAGAAAGCACAAGAAAAAATCTTTAAGAGCCTAGGATTTGAAGATTTTAAGAGTGCGAAAGAAGGGCTTGAACAGCTCAAAGAGTGGAAGGACTCACAAAAGAGTGAGGCAGAGAAGCAGGCAGAGGCACTTACTGCCAAAGAAAAAGAACTAGAACTTGCTTTGTCAGATAAAAAGAACCTGGAAGCGAAGCTGTCAGCTCTGACTTTGGGAGTGAACGCTGAGTCTGTTGACGACGTCATCACTCTATCTGCTCGCTTGGTAACAGACGAGGTATCTATCAAGGATGCTATTGGCCAAGTATTGCAGAAATATCCTCAGTTTGGTCGTACAGAGCAGTCTGAGGAGAAGAAACCAACGTTTTCAGCTGGAGGCAATCCAAGTGCTGGAACGAATCAAGAAGATGCCTTTTTGAAGGCTCTAGGATTAACAAAATGATAGGAGAATGATCAATGACAATTAACTATATTACTAAACATGAGGGCACCTTTGAAAAGAAATTGATGCAAGGCGCACTTACAAGCATTTTGGAAACACCACAAGTAAACTGGTTGGGTGCTAAGTCGTTCGAATTGCCGACTATTTCGGTGACAGGCTACAAAGCGCACACTCGATCTAAAGGTTACAACGCTGGTACAGTTTCAAACGACAAGAAAGTCTACACTCTCGGTTTCGACCGTGATGTTGAGTTCTTCGTAGATGCTGCGGACGTTGATGAAACCAACCAAGAACTTTCGGCTGCTAACGTATCTAACACATTCATCACAGAACATGCAACTCCAGAAGTTGACGCTTACCGCTTCTCTAAACTGGCTACGACAGCAATCACAGCAACAAAATTTAAGTCTGAAGATGACTTGTCAGAAGTGAACATCTACACTAAGTTGAAAGTTGCTCTTTTGCCGGTTCGTAAATACGGCGCACAAAATATCGTTATGTATGTTTCTAGCGAAGTGATGGACTTCCTGGAACGTTCTAAAGAGTTCACACGCTCAATCGCCACTACATCGCCTCAAGGAATCGATACCCGTGTTACTTCGCTCGACGGAGTTCAGCTTATCGAAGTTTGGGATGATGCGCGCTTCAAGACTAAATTTGACTTCACGACAGGCTTTGTGAAAGCTTCAGATGGTAAAGATATCAATTTCTTGATCGTTGCTAAACCAGCAGTTATCGCGAAGGCTAAATTCAACTCAATCTATCTTTTCGCTCCAGGACAACATACCGAAGGCGACGGATATCTGTACCAAAACCGTCTTTATCACGACCTCTTTGTTTTGGAGACTAAAAAAGATGGTGTCTATGTATCTCACAAATCAGCTTAACAGGGGGTAAAATATGAAGAAGTACGAAAAAGACAATCAGGTCTACACTGTCCAAGAGGGCGGTGAACTTGAAATTCAATTGATTGCTGATGGGTTTAAAGAGAAGAAAGAAGAAAAAGATTCTGTCTCTGACCCTTACAGCAAAATGACTGCGGATGAGTTGAAAGCTCTTCTTGAAGAGCGCTCTATCCCGCTTCCGGAAGGAAAACTCACTAAAAAGGATCTTGCAGCCCTTTTAGAAAAAGGTAATGAGGAGGAATAAACTAAATGGCACAATTTAAAGCTAAAGCAAATTTCTACCTGGTCCAATCCGACCGTCACTTTGACGAAGGAAAAGTCTATGACTTGCAAGTAAGCGAAGCGGACAAAATCAACAAAATGTATAAGGCTGCGTTCGACGAAGATGGCTTAGAGCGCATCGAAGAAGAAGCTAAGAATGCGAAGGCGGCCGATACCGCCTCGTAAGGAGGTGAGTAGATGACCTACTTAACAAAAGATGAGTTCGAAGAGCTCGGTTTTGATGTGGATGGCGATTTTGACAAATTGCTGAAGCGTGCAGAGCTCGCTATTGATGCGTATATTCGAGATTTTTACTCCCGCAATAGCTTTCATAGTGACCATGACGCCAGAAAGAAGGCTGTCAAACTTGCTACAGCTTTCCAGGTTGCTTATTTGGATAGTTCAGGAATCATGACTGCCGAGGATAAGCAAGCGATGGCTAGCATGACCGTCGGGCGGACCTCTGTCAGCTATCGCGGAGGTAATCAAAACAGCGCTCAGATGCTTTCATTGGCAGAAAGATACAATCTGTCTAGAGATGCTGAAAACTGGCTAAGATTGGCTGGATTTGGCTTTGCGAGGGTTGATTATGATAGATAAGAGAATGTTACCAGATGCGGTGACAATTCAGAAGCGATTGAGCAAGGACGATTGGGGTAAAGAAACGTATTCAGAGCCCCTTTTGCTGTCCCCTTGTAAGTTTGATAGAAGTATCAGCTATACTGGATCTGGTAAGAGCAGAAGCGAGTTAATGACTTCTACGGTAATCGTCTATCCTCGCTATTGTTCGGTAACGCTTGACAAAACTTTTGTGGGTGGCATTGTTAAAGATGGCGATGATGAGTATGTTGTGAAGAAGATATTGCCTCAATATCACCCATTCACAAGAAAGATTCTAGCTTACGAAATTGAGGTGATTTGATGGTTGATGTGTCGGTCAAAATTGACTTGAAAGGCATTGAGAAAAAGCTATCTCCAGAAGCTATCGCTCGTGGAAAGTTGGCCATCGCTAATCAAATGATGATGGACATGGAGAGGTTTGTTCCAAAACAAAAAGGATACCTTCGAGCAAGTGGTCATGTCAACAAAGATTCAGTGGTTTATGCAACCCCCTACGCCCGCATTCGTTTTTATGGAAATAAGCGCAAGGGTTTCTTTTCTGATAGGCAAAGAAAGTTTTTCTTTGCTAACAAAGATGAACTTTTGAGGCGTAGACCGACGCCGGGGACAGGCCCTCGGTGGGACAAGAAAGCTATTCCGCTTTACTCCAAAAATTGGGGGAAAGTCGGACTTAGAGCAATGGGAGTTAAATGATGCAAAACAACGACTTTTCAACGGTCTTACTCAATTACATCAAAGGGTTGAATCTAGCTATTCCAGCTAGACTTGATTATCTAGATGAGACAGAAGATTTAGTAGTTTATCCTTTGCCGGGTGGCAAAGTGGAAAAAGAGGATTTAGCAGGCACGCAGACTGTCAGCTTACCTTTTGAAATCGCTATTAAATCGCAAGACCAATCTTTAAACAATGCTATTTTATGGCAGATTAACACTGCATTATCGAAACTTGATTTAGACTTACCAAGTTTAAATCATTCATACGAATTTTTAAGCCTTGACGTTGCCAAGCCGTATTTAAACGACTTAGACGAGAAAGGCTTTTATGTTTATTTGCTGGATGTAACAGCCAGCCTTGAAATGGAAAGGAAATAAAATATGGCAAAGAATAAAAACGCCTTGCGTAAACACTACATAGCGCCGTTTGAAACGGCGACTCCAGACGCTCCGCCAACCAAAGAGAAATACAAATGGTTAGCAAAAGATATCACTACTTCGTCTCCTGAAGTAGATGAGCAAACAGATGACAGTGCAGACTTTGCTGGAGATGGTACGCCAGTAGAGACTATCACATCTGTTAAACGCGGTCGTTCGTTTGAAGGTAAACGCAACGATGCCGATGAAGCTCAAAATATGATCGCGGATATGGAAGATGAGGTCGGTGATGGCCGCAAAGTTTGGTACAAGGAAGTTTCATCAGACGGAAAGACTCAGAAAGAAGGTGTTGCCACTGTTTCTGAAATCGAAATCGGAGACGGTGACGCTACAGAACATGAAGGCTTTAAAGCAAAAATTATGTGGGATCAGAAACCTAAAAAGTCTAACGTAGTACCTGGTTAAATTTAATTGAGGGCGTGACAGAGTTACGCCCTTTTTGTTTGTATTAAGGAGAAAATAAAAATGGTAGTAATCAATTTAAAAAATAAGGTAATTCCTATTGACTTCGGCGCTTTTAAACTTGAATTCTCTAAAAGCGATGAAAATATCGAAAAAATGGAGCGCCTAAGTGTTGAGTTGGAGAAACAGGCAAAAATCGTCTCAGAACGTCAAGGTGAGAGCGAATTGAAAAAAGCTAAAGAGCTGTCTATCATGGCGTGGGACGGTGTATTCGGTGAGGGAACTTTCGACAAAGTTTATGAAGTTGCAGGAGGTTCTACTCTTGACACCATGAGTTACTATTTCGAAGCCATGAAAGGCATTAAAGAAGAACAAGTGGATGATAAGACACAGGCGCTAATTAAAGAATACACGCAGGCCTAATCATGTTTGACATATCGAGAAAATTTAAAGACGTACTCGTTCTTGATGACGTGATTTATCCGCTCGATTTATCATTTGATAACGTTTTAAGACATCTTGAAATGTTACACGATGAGCGCTTTTTGCCCGAACTCCAGCCTTTTATGGCTTTGAAAATTTTACTAAAAACTAACACAGCCGAAGAAGTAGAGGCTGTGGCTAACTTGTTATCGCAACTAGACATTGAAACAGCTCTTGAAATTTATAAACAAATTTCAGATGAGCATATCATTATCAAGAGCGAGAGGGGAGAAGTGCAAGAGTATGATTTGGCGGGTAATTTGATTGAAAAAGCATCTAAACAGGTTGATGACGATGATGAGGACGAGGAAGAGGACAAACAACCTCTTTTTTCTCTGAAATATGACGGTGATTATATATACTCGTCATTTCTGCAGGCCTATCAAATAGACCTAATAGAGGTTCAAGGACAGTTGCATTGGCAAAAGTTCAACGCTCTATTAAATAGCTTGCCAAGCAACACTAAATTTGCAGAAGTTTTAAAAATTCGAGCGTGGAAGCCACAAAAAGATGACAGCTCAGAATACATTAACAAAATGCGTGAATTACAAGAAGAATACGCGTTACCTAACGAAATTGATTACTAAAGAAAGGAGTTGAAATATGGCAGATGGAACAGTTGTCATTCAAGTCGACATGAACGACAACAAAGCGCAGAGTGGTCTATCGCGGTTGAAGTCCGCTTTATCCGGACTCGGCAGTTTTGCTCCTAAGTCTTTCGGAGGCTTAAAAACGTCAGCGTTGGGAATGGGGACGGCTTTTGCTTTGGCAAGTAAAGTCGTGACCGGGGCTTTAGATCAAGTCAAAGGCGCTATGAGCGGTGCTGTTAGTCGTGTTGACACGATGAATAAATTCCCTGTCATGATGAAAGCCATAGGCTTTTCATCTCAAGACGCAACAAAGGCAATCAATGAGCTCTCAAAGGGTATCGACGGATTGCCAACAGCTTTAGATGAAGTCGTGGGTACTACTCAACAGTTAGCCATGATGAACGGAGATTTAGGTAAATCAACTAAGCTGACTTTAGCCTTGAACAATGCCTTTCTTGCATCGGGTTCATCGAGTGCAGACGCTAGTCGCGGATTGACACAATTCACGCAGATGATGTCATCTGGTAAAGTCGATTTGCAGTCTTATAAAACTTTGATGGAAACAATGCCAGTCGGTCTTCAAAAGACTGCAGAAGCATTTGGCTTTGCTGGGGCGTCTGCTAAGAATGACCTTTACGACGCTCTGAAAAAAGGCACTATCACCTTTGACCAGTTCTCAGACAAGTTGATTGAATTAAACGAGGGTGTCAATGGCTTCGCAGAGTTGGCGCGTATCAATTCCGTTGGTATCGCGACGTCATTTAAGAACATACAGACTGCAGTAGTGCGCGGTGTTGCCAATATGATTCAGGCGTTTGATAAGGCAGCACAGGCTAATGGCTTAGGAAGTATCGCTGAAAACCTGAATAAAGTTAAAGCTGCAGTTTCAAATGCTTTTAATGCCATGACACCTCAAATTTCTAAATTTGTTAGTACCACTGTTAAAACTTTCAAAAAGATATTCAATGACAAGAGCTTAGTCAGTTTAGAAGTGGCTCTACACTCAACGAAAACCGCTATTGATTCTGTGGTGAAAGCTCTGAGTGCAGGTATTAACAGTGGTGGGTGGGTTTTTACTGCTCAAAAGGCAGTTAAAACCGCCATTTCAGTATTCTCAAACACTTCGCTATCTGTTGCTAAATTTGTAAATGCTTTTGCTGAAACTGGAGCATTGGCCAATTTTAGAATGATGATCAACAGCATTTTAGATACTGTACAAAACGTTGTTAAGAAATTCAATGATAGCGATATTGCGGGTGGATTGGGTGCTGCTTTTGGGAACTTGGTCAAAGTAGCATCAAATGCGTTTGCAGAAATCGGTAAAAGTATCAACTGGGATAATGTGATTTCTACGTTTTCAACGGTTGCAACAACTTTGATGAATATAGCATCGGCGGTTATCCCGGCTTTAACTAAAGGATTTGTTGCTGTTGTAAATGTCTTAGCTGCAATTGGTAGTAGTAGTTCATTTCAGTTATTGGCTAGAGGCATTGAATTAGCTGTACAAGGTATTTCTAAGCTTGTGCAAGGGATAGCTGATTTCTTTGCCAAAACCAATGGCGCTGCCGCTGATACTGGGGTTATTCTAACTGGCTTAGCTGCTATAGTCGCAAAGGTTTTTGGCGGTGGTATAAGAAATTCTATTTCTACTGTCAAAGGGGCAATTAACGGGTTATTAACTCGCATTCCTCTGATTGGTCGCCTATTTAAAAATAGCGGTAAGACTGCTCAAGACGCTATGAGTAAAGCTGCTGGGGCAACTGGTAAGAGTGTTTCAAAAATAGCTCAAATTATTAACAGTCTAGGAAATATCTTGAAGTCTGCCGGACAGGCTATTTCAACAGCCTTTCGTGGTATAGGCTCAAGCATTGCAACTGTCTTAAAAGGTTTAGGATCAAGTATTTCAAGTATTTTCCAATCTTTGGGTGCTGGGATAGCCACAGCAGCAAAGGGCATAGGTTCAGGTCTGTCAACAGCTTTCCAAGGTATCGGTAAGGCTATATCTATGATGAACCCTGCGACAGTATTAGCTATAGCGGCTGCTATCTTAGCGGTAGGTGCTGCATTTGCTTTGGCGGGTAGTCAAGGTGAGGGCATCAAAACTATGCTTGAGGGATTTGGCTCATTGATTGAATCGGTCGGTGCTGCCATTTCTAATTTTGTAAGTACAGTTATTTTATCATTCGCTCAAGCGTTGGCGATTGTTATTCCGTCATTAGCTAAGCTCTCGCCTCTAGTGACAGCGGTAGGTCAAGCGTTTGCTACAGTTATTACTGCCATTGGTGGAGTAGCCCCTCAATTGGGTGTGCTAATTGCTTCAATTGGTAGTGCTGTGTCTGAAATTATCGGGGCTGTATCTAACTTAGTGACAGCCTTTGCACCTATAGTTGAAATAATGGCGAATACTTTTGTCCGCGTCGTAGAAGTGGTTATGTCCGCTGTACCTCAAATCATTTCAGCTTTGACGCCGCTAGCACAAATATTCTCAACAACTTTCATTGAGATTACCCGGATTGTGTCACAAGCTATTGTCCAAATTGTACAGGCGTTAGCGCCATTTATTCCGGCTATAAGCGAGATGGTTACTGCTTTAGCTCCTGTATTGCAATCACTCGTAGACGCTTTTAACAACTTAATCAGTCAGATTAGCCCAATTATCAAGAGTATAACCAATTTATTTAAAACACTAGGAGAGCAAATCAGAAATATTCTAGATGGCGCAAAAGGTGTTATTGAGGGGTTCGGTAGTGCTGTAAGGTCAATTCTTGATGGTATAGCTGGCATTTTTGACTCAATCGGTCGAGCTGCATTAAATGCTGGTCGAGGCTTTAAATTGTTAGCTCAAGGCGTTGTCATGATTACTAATACTAATCTTGCAGATATGGCTGCTTCTTTGGGAGCTGTTGCGGTTGGTGTTGGTAAGATTGCTGCTCAAAGCGGAGGTATGGCAAGTGCTGGAGCTGGTATCAAATCGCTCGGACAAGGCCTGGTAATGGTACAAGTGAGCGGCACAGCTGCTGCAAGCATTTTGCAAGTTCTCGCTAGTTCTATACCTGTTATTTCATCTAGCGTTACAGGATTAGCTCCAGCAATGACACAAGCAAGCGCAGCGATGGCAGCTTTTGCAAGTGGTGCGATAGCTTCTCTAACTAGTCTTGCGGTTTCATCAAGTTTAGTGGCAATGTTTAGCGCTAGTTTAACCACGTTACAAAGCTCAATCTCGACTGTAAGCGGAGCTGTTATTTCTCTTGGAAATAATGTATCTATCACGGCAATCTATATGACTAATATAGCAACAACAGCATATCAAGCCACTACTGCTATATATCAAATGCAGACAGCTATGTATAGAACGTCTAGTGCTACTTTGTCAGCGGGGCAATCATTCGCGTCGTTGCAATCAATGGTAGCAGCTAATATGTCAGGTATGGTTGTAGCAATTAGCGTATCAATGGCGCAAGCACAATCTGTTATTCGCAGGGCAAGTCAAGATTTTGTACGCTCTATTGCTAGCGCAGTCCCTCTAATGAGACAAAATGGACTGTTAGCAGGACAAAATGCAGGTCAAGGGGTGAGCGCTGGAATTCGGTCAACTAGCGGTTTAGCTGTTGCAGCAATGAGCGCTATGATTGCTGCTGTACGTTCTGCTGCAATGTCTGGAGTTGGTTCTATGAATTACATAGGGGCTATGATAGGTCAAGGTCTTGCTGCTGGGATGTATTCGGCGTTAGGAGCTGTTACGGCTGCGGCTAATGCTCTTGTGGCTCAGGCGGAACGTGCAGCGCAGGCCAAAGCCAAAATTCACTCACCATCACGGCTGTTTAGGGACAATGTTGGTCGATACATTGCTCAAGGTATCGCTGTAGGTATTGAGAAGAATGCTTCTGATGTGACTGATAGTCTTGCCTATGTACAACAGACTATGATGAAGTATCGCTTCAATCCTGAAGAATTGCTGAGCCGTGCAAGTGGCTCTATTGCAAGCCAAGTGCAGCTCAATTCTTCCATCGATGGCACGCGAAAGAGTCGCACTCAGAAAATGAAAGACAAAGCTGATGAGTTAGTTAAACAAGCGCTTGAAGTTGCTGAAAATGCAGCAAAACGCCCTATTTATCTAACGCTTGATGACGGCACGCTGGTCGGCAAGATTGGGGGCCCTTTAACAGAATACCAAAACGATAAATTGTTACTCAATAACATGATGAGAGGAAGACTTGATGGACACAATTATCTATAACAACTTTGACCTCTCTGAGGTTATTCGGATAATCGAAGTTATCCGCCCTGTCGGAAATGAAAGGAGCGTCACAACGGATGACGCTCCTAATTTAGGTGTGAATTTGCAAAGCGTGAAAACAGGGTCTAAAAAAATCAAGGTTAAATTTAAAATTCAAAGGCGGACAGGTCAAGATGTGGAAAGTATCAAGCACACTTTGGCTAAGGTATTTAATACGTCAAAACCTGTCAAAATTACTATATCAGATGAACCTGATAAATATTATATGGGTCTGGTAGTTGGTGGGGTCGACACAGACAATGTTACTCGGTGGTTGCAAAAGGGAGAATTTGAAATCCTTATCCCTGACGGCGTAGCCCACTCAGCGACTTATAGACGGTTTGATAACCCCAAAATAGAAGCAGATAAAATCGTGTTTGACCTAGTTAATAATGGCACTGTGGATGCTCACCCTATCATTACCGTTAAGCACAATGCCGAGAATGGGTATATTGGCCTTGTTAACACTAGCGGAGCATTAGAATTAGGGAACCGAGAAGAAGCGGATACAGAACAATATAAGCAGTCAGAAATACTGTTTGATTATGTATCGAATAACGGCATTGTCAAAGGCTTAGCTCAAGGGCAGAAAAACGTTGCTATCCTGAATGACCTTAGTCAGAACTTAAACGGGACACTGGCTATTGACAATACTTGGGGTCGTCCACATATTGCTCTAACTAATCGAGGCAGTGGTTCACGTCCTAATAATGCAGGCTCTGTTAGTTGGGAAATCCCGTTAGATAGCGCAAAAGAGCGAGGGGCATTGAATGAATACATTTGGTGGAGACAGATATTTTGGTTAGGCGCAGCTAACCAACTTGGCTTTATTAAAATTGCTGTATCTGATACAGAAGGAAATTTTCTGTATGGAGTTGAAACAATCAAAAGGTCAAATGGCTTGGGGTGTGAATATAACTTTCTTGTCAGCAATGGCAAGGGCGGTTACAAGCTCATTAAGCAATGGACATTCTACGGTACACACCGAGAAGACCAAAATCCATTTAATGAGCCTAGAGGCTGGTCTGACTTATTGCGGCGTGATGACATGATCCAAGTCTACTGGTGGGGGACTTATCCTCAATTCCACATCCCAGAAATTAAAGGGAAAAAGTCCGCAAAAATCCATGTGGCAATCGGAGCATTCGGAAATAAACCACAAGTTACACACGCTTATCTTGATAGTATTGTTTATCGCAAAGACTTCGTCACCGGTATTCGTGATGTTCCTAATCGCTATCGTCCTGGCTCTATCGTAGTAGCTGATAGTGAGCAGGATTCTATCTTTGTTGACGGTCAGGACAAATTTAGTGATAGAGTTTACGGTTCATCATGGCTTAAAGTGCCACCGGGCAACAGTAAACTAGAGGTTTACAGTTCAAGCTGGGTTAAAACAAAGCCTACCGTAACCGTAAATTTTGAAGAAAGGTGGTTATAGATGTTACTGACAATTCATGACGCGCATCTACATCCAGTCGCATCAATTGATAACGATAAACAGGCTACGTTGAATTATTTCAGCGATACCTGGACTAGGTATCTTGATACTGGGGCGGCCCAATTCAACTTTACAGCTGTAAAAAAAGCTTTGATAAACGATACTTATTCAAAGCGTACTTACAATTTTCTTAGCGAGAAAAATTTCATTTCTTTTGAATATGAAGGAGAAGCACATCTTTTTATTATTCGAAAAGTTATTGAGAACGAGGAATTAGTCAAGGTTAATTGTGTCAATCTCAATCTTGAGCTAATCAACGAGTATGTCAATGCTTATAAGGCTCCTAAAGCTATGTCTTTTGAAGAGTATTGCAAGGTGTTTGATTTGCTCAACTTTACTATGCTGAAAATCGGGATTAATGAGGTTGCTGATAAGAAAATAACCGCAGAATGGGAAGGACAAGACACAAAGCTTGCTCGTTTATTATCGTTAGTAAATAAATTTGGAGCGGAGATTGAGTTCAAAACCACACTTAATGATGACGGCTCTATCAAATCTTTCGCCATCAATGTTTATCACGAAAATGACGAAAATCATCAAGGAGTAGGGAAAGTTCGTTCAAAAGTATTACGTTACGGGCGTGATTTTCGCTCCCTTACTAGGACGGTTGATACGACAGGCATTTACAACGCCACTCGGCCAACTGGCAAAACAGAAGAAGGCGAAGTTGTAACGATTGCAGGAATGCAGGCACTGGAAATAAAAAATGAAAAAGGAGAGATCGAGTTCTTCCAAAGAGGGGATATGCTCTACGCTCCTTTATCAATGAGCATGTTTCCAGCGGCGTTTACCAGCGGGACAATGAGTGACCAATGGATCCGAAAGGATTTTCCGGTTGAGTCCGCAAGTAAAGAGGTTATCCGGTCTAGCGCTCTGAGAGAGCTGAAAAAGAATTGCTATCCTGCTGTAACCTATGAAGTAGATGGCTTTCTGCCTTACAATCCCGGAGACACTGTGGAAATTGAAGATGACGGATTTTATCCAACTCTTTTACTCCAAATGCGAGTGTCTGAGCAGTCTATGAGCTTTACGGGAACTGGCGAAAACAAGACTGTATTTGCCAATTTTAAAGCGATTGAGAATAAATTATCAAGCGGCATTCAGAAACGTTTGGAAGAAATGTTGGAAGAAGCAAAGCCTTATGACATTAAGATTGCGTCAGATAATGGGACTGTTTTTAAAAACAATAAAGGAAAATCAACGATTTACCCTACCTTACTTAAAGGAGGAAAAACTATCCCAGATTCGGAAGTTGGTTGGAAATGGAAGTTAGATGAACGTGAATTTCCACTTGCTCCAACATTTACTGTTGAAGCTGCTGGAATTACCAAACCACTTACATTAACAGTTATAGCAATTATAAACGGCAAAGAAGTGGCTCAAAAAGAGCTGCCTTTCACCAATGTTAATGACGGAAAAAATGGCGCAAAAGGTCGCGACGGAGAAGACGGAAGATCTCTACGGCTATTTACCACACAATACAAATATGCACAAAAATTTATCAATCAATACAGCACCGATGGATATACTGGTGATTGGTCTGTTGTCGAAAGCACAGCAGGGTTAAAGGTCGGCGATAGTGTCCAAATGCGGGTATTTAATACGGATAAAGAGAGTGATAGCTGGATAGTAGCAGTAGCCAGTGCAGTACTTGACGAGCATAGGATTAAAACTGTTTCGAAAGGTCTGATTGAAAAAGGAGACATTGGTCCTCAAGGGCCTAAAGGAGCTACTGGAGAAAAGGGCGAGAAGGGAGATCCCGGAAAACCTGCAGACCCTGCGCCGATTAACCAACTCAAACAAGATATGGAGCTGGCTAAGAAAGATTTGAGTGCTGTCAAATCAGATTTACTCAAAGAAAAATCTGAGAGTGCTGCTAAAATTGAACAAGTCAAGTCTGACTTATCGGGCATCCGCACCCAGCAGACGGCCTATGAGCAGAGCAACACGCAGAATCTAGCACGAATCACTGGTCAGCTTGGAGACAAAGCTAGCAAGGCAGAAGTCAAACAGACCGCTGACGGGATTCGGGAAGAGATAAGCAAAATTAGTATCGGGGGCACAAACCTCGTACGGAATGGTGCTATCAACCTTGGCAATGACAGTTA